GAACNTGAGAAACTAGAAGAATTTAAAGAAAATCTCCAAAAAACAATAGAAGACCTCTCAAACAAAAAACAGGAAATCGTTCATTACGATTTTGCCTATTCCTTACTTAAGGACGATGGCGTTAAGACGAAGATCATTAAAAAGTATCTTCCGTTCATAAATCAGCAGGTCAATCGTTATCTTCAGATGATGGACTTTTTCATCAATTTTAAACTTGATGAAGAATTTGATGAAACAATTGAATCACCTATTCATGAAGACTTTTCATATTCCTCATTTAGTGAGGGTGAAAAGATGAGAATTGATCTTGCTCTACTCTTTACTTGGAGGGAAGTTGCAAGACTCAAGAACTCTGTGAATACCAACCTGCTGATTATGGATGAGGTATTTGATTCTTCCCTTGATGGATTTGGTACTGAAGAGTTTCTCAAGATTATACGTTATGTTATTAAAGATGCTAATATCTTTGTAATTTCTCATAAGTCCGATTTACATGACAAATTTGAAAGTGTCATAAGATTTGACAAAGTAAAAGGTTTCTCGCGTATGGTGGCCTGATAATAATATTTTTAGTAGAAGTGTTACTATTATAAATAAGTATAACTGCTGCTAAAAGATGCCAAAAGGAGTTCATAATAACCACGTTGGTGGAAACTATCAAGGAACTTTGGAGGAAAGGTTCTGGAAAAACGTAAAAAAAGGTGATGATTGTTGGTTATGGACTGGAACTCAGTGTGGAACATCCAAAAAACGATATGGTGTTATACGAGATAATTATAAACAAAAAAAAGTTCATAGAGTTTCATATGAACTCCATAAGGGGGAAATACCTGAGGGATTAGTTGTGAGACATGTGTGTGACAATAAACTTTGTGTCAACCCGAACCATCTTGAAGTAGGGAGTGTGTGCGATAATAATAGAGATAAGGTTGGAAAACACCTTTACATTCCAGTTCTTCCTGAAAAATACGAGGAAGCATTATTACTTCTAAAGGAAAAAGGTTATGTTAGTACCAAATAGATACCATCACTCCAAAAAAGAACAGAAACGAAAACTTAAACCACAAGCAATGCGATCTCGAAGAGAAGCATTGAGACACTTTAAAAACCGTCACATGACCTCCCCCAAAAAGGGAGGTTCTTTTGTATGATATTTTCATACGCAAAAAACCAATGCCTGTCAATCACGAAATCAAATCCCAACTTGCTAAACTGCTTGCTACTGAGGATCTGGTGGTTGAACACAAGAATGTAGAGACTGCCTGCTTTAACGTTCATACTCGTGTGCTGACACTGCCGATGTGGGAAAGGGCAGGTAATGAGATCTATGACATGTTGGTAGCACATGAAGTTGGTCATGCACTTTATACACCAGATCGTGATTGGTTGAAGGAAGTAAAAGTTCCTCCTCAATTCGTAAACGTTGTTGAAGATGTTCGCATCGAGAAGATGATGAAACGTCGTTATGCGGGACTTTCTAAGACATTTTATAAAGGATATCAGGAACTTTCTAACGATGATTTTTTTCAAATTGGCAGTGATGACCTTAGAACTTATAATCTTGCCGACAAGGTAAATCTTTATTACAAAATTGGAAATTTTGTAAATATTCCTTTTGATGAGGAAGAAACATCAATTGTTCATATGATTGGTGATTGTGAAGATTTTGATGATGTTCTTACTGCTGCAGAAGTCCTCTATAAATTTTGCACAAAAGAACAGAAAAAAGAAACCAATATTTCTATTGACAATTTAGAGTCTCAATCTTCTGGTTCTGATCAACCTGGTTCTGAATTTTCTGATCAAGAGGAAGGTGAGAATGATCAACAAGAAAATGTTGATGAAATGAACTCTTATGGAGGAACTGCTTCTAATGAAACCACTCCAGAAATGGGTGATACCACTCAAGATGTGAGTGGTAATGAAAATGAAGAACTGGAAGTTAAAACTATAAATTCTCTCGAAGATGCAATTAGAGAACTTACTTCTATGAATGGGATTGAGAATGTTTATATTGAATTACCAAAAGTAAATCTTGACAATATTATTATTGCTAATGAAGAAATACACAATCTTTGTGAAGAAACATGGAAAGATTCTCATGATCCAAAACTATTTGATTGTGTGGATATTGAATTTAATAAATTCAAGAAGTCTGCACAAAAAGAAGTCAATTATCTTGTGAAAGAATTTGAATGTCGTAAATCTGCTGATTCATATGCTCGTGCAACAACATCACGAACTGGAGTTTTAGATTGTGCTAAACTTCACACCTACAAATACAATGAAGATCTATTTAAGAAAGTCACTACTCTTGCTGATGGTAAAAATCATGGATTGATTTTTATCCTTGATTGGTCTGGATCTATGGGCAATGTTATGCTAGATACCATGAAACAATTATTCAATCTTATTTGGTTTTGTAAAAAAGTTGGTATTCCTTTCGAAGTTTATGCATTTACTAATGAGTATCCTCGCGTAAAGTACGATGAAGATGAAAATCGAATTCTCCGTATGCGTTCTTATGAAGCAAAGGATGGTTTGATGGAGGTTGGTGAATGGTTTTCTTTGATGAATATTTTGACTCATAATGTAAATTCTAAAACACTGGATCATCAAATGAAAAATATTTTTCGTTTGGGTTGGTCCAATAGTCGTTACGCAACGTACCCAACACCTCAAGGATTGAGTCTCTCTGGCACTCCTTTAAACGAGACTATGATTGCGCTTCATCAAATCATTCCTCAATTTAAAAAAAATAATAGATCCCAAAAAGTCCAGTGTGTTATTTTGACTGATGGTGAGGGATATTGTCCAAAGTATCATCGTGAAATCAAACGACATTGGGAAAGTGAATCTTTTATTGGTGTTGGAAGCATTGGGCAAAATTCTTTTCTCAGGGATCGTAAAACAGGCAATACTTATTTTCTTGGTGGTGATTGGTTTGAAATTACCGATACTCTTCTTCGTAATCTGAGAGATAAATTTATTGATACCAATTTTATTGGAATTCGTGTTCTGGAGTCTCGTGATGCAAATTCTTTTATTCGACGTTACGTTAAAGATAATTTTGATAAAGTCCAAAATGATTGGAAAAAGCAAAGAGCATTTTCTATTAAAAATTCTGGATATCATTCTTATATTGGACTCTCTGCAAATTCTCTTTCTCAAAATTCTGAATTTGATGTTCACGAAACTGCAACAAAAGCACAAATTAAGAGTGCTTTTGTTAAGAGTTTGAAAAGTAAAAAAATGAATAAGAAAATTTTGAATGAGTTTGTAGAACTTGTTGCTTGATAAATATTTTTATAGTATAGGTATTAAAAATGTCTAGATTTGGAGATTTAGTCGGAAGTAAAAAAGTAGTACCTACTCAAACTCCCACGCCTGAAGTAAAAAATCTTGAAATTTCTGAATTTAAAGTTAAAGAAGAATCTGTAGAGGAATTTGAGCAAGAAGAAGTTGCTGAATCCATTTCTTATGAAAGTGACGTATCACTACATGATATGTCAAAGAAGGAACTTGAGGAGTATGGTCGTACTGTCGGTATTGAACTGGACAGAAGACATTCTAGAAAAAGATTGGTTCAGGAGTTGGAAAAGTATTTGTCCGATTCTTGAACTGTCCACTCTACCTCCGACTCTGCCCCACTCTGCTTTATAATAATTCAGTTGAAACAAACCAACATTATGACTCTTTCTTCGGAATACATTCGCACCTCTCTTCAATCTCTTTATGGTAGCAGTGTTACTGCTTCAGATATTCGTGCGTGGTGTGTTATGAATGAATGCAACTATCAAACTGTCACCAATAAAATTTCTGGTTATAAGACTGCTCGTGGTCGTTGGAATCTTGAAGTAACTCCGACCGTTGTAAATAAAATAGAGCAAGCATACCAAGCTCCTGCTGCTCTTCCCGTTGTGGAACAAAATCTTATTCCCGAAAAAGATGATACCTTCGTTAAGTTTGGTAATTTTGGTGATCTCAAAAAAATCATTCAATCTCGTCTTTTCTATCCCACGTTTATTACGGGTCTTTCAGGTAACGGTAAAACATTCTCTGTTGAACAGGCATGTGCTCAACTTGGTCGTGAGTTGATTCGTGTAAACATTACTATTGAAACTGATGAAGACGATCTTATTGGTGGTTTCCGCCTTGTCGATGGGGCAACTGTTTGGCATAACGGACCTGTCATTGAAGCACTTCAAAGAGGAGCAATCCTGCTACTCGATGAAATTGACCTTGCTTCCAACAAGATTCTATGTCTCCAGTCCATCCTTGAAGGTAAAGGTGTGTTTTTGAAAAAAATTGGCACATACATTAAAGCAAAGGATGGATTCAATGTTATTGCAACTGCAAATACTAAAGGTAAAGGCAGCGATGACGGTCGTTTTATTGGGACCAATGTTCTCAACGAAGCATTCTTGGAACGATTTCCTGTAACTTTCGAGCAAGAGTATCCCACTCCTGCTCAAGAGTCGAAGATTGTTGTTAATGTTGCAGAATATCTTGGTGTTTCTGATGAAGATTTTTGCAAACGTCTTGTTGACTGGGCAGACATCATTCGCAAAACCTTCTATGATGGTGGTATTGATGAAATCATCAGCACTCGACGACTTGTTCACATTATTCGTGCATATTCAATCTTCCAAGACAAAGCAAAAGCAATTCAAGTCTGTGTAAACCGATTTGATGATGAAACCAAACAAGCATTCCTTGAACTCTATGACAAAGTTGATGCAGACTTCCAA